AAAACCTACGACTACATCAAGGAACGTAAAGACGAAATAACAGAATTCCATAAGACACGAGGAGAGAAATCAGACGGATACGACAGGCTCATAAAAGTAAAGATTCCTACAAAACAAGGACTCGCTTCTTATTTGGGTGTAAGCAGTAAATCAGTAGATAGATGGTCAGCACTTGACGAAGACGGAAAATCATTGCATCCAAAATTTAGTCTTGCTATTGCAAAATTAGTACAGGAACAGCATGATAGACTTGTCGAGAACGGTTTATCAGGTGACTATAATCCAACGATAGCAAAACTATTGTTATCAGCAAATCACGATTACAAAGAGAAATCAGATATAACATCAGACGATAAAGCAATAACCTCCTTCGAGGTAGTAATTAAAAAGTAACCCAATTACATTATGGCGAAAGCTAAAACGGTATCGGTAGATGTAACACCTCCAGCTGAACCAAAGAAAGCAAAGTTAGATATTCCTGAAGAAATACAGGAACTCTACGAGGAACTCTTGAAGACAGAACCAGTAGGAGAATACTATTCAGGTGAATGGTGTATGGATACTCTGAAGAAAGAAATACGAAAAGCATAGACTAAAGTCCTCACTATCCTCATTCTTGGAGACGAATGGAGGTTTTTTCAGCTCTTACCCTTCGGGGTGAGGGTAGTGGGGATTAGATAGCTATTGACAAATGGGTCTGATAAATTTGATTTCCTCGGTGAGCGAAGTTGCCTTTACGTAGATATAGACCCAAATCTCAAAGTAGTATAATAACATGAAGAAACAATTTGAAGCAACCGTTGTCTACGAAAAACTCTGGGAAGCTATACAAGCTAAAAACGAGGATGGTTCAAGACGGTACAACTTGATATTACTAGAGGGTGGAAGTCGTAGCTCAAAGACTTGGAGTATTATTCAAGCGTTAATCTTATACGGATTCAATAAGAACTTGCGTATCTCTTGCTTTCGGGACAAGAGCACATGGACAAGAGAAACCATCTGGAACGACCTCCAGAAGAATTTAGAGTACATGGGTATCTTCGACCCAGAGAATGTGAACAAACAGAACATGGATTACAGACTCGGAGCTACCATGTTGGAGTTCAGAGGACTCGATGACATAGCTCGAACTCGGTCACGAACTCAAGACATAACATGGATAAACGAAGCTCTGGATGTGAACAAAGATATGTTCGATGAGCTTGAGCAACGAACAAACGATTTCTGTATCTTGGATTACAATCCAGTGTTAGACCAGTGCTGGGTGTACGACCTCAGGAAGCGTTCTGACGTGTATTGGATGCACTCGACTATGCTCGACAACCCTTTCCTTCCTGCAAAGATTACAGCGAAGATTAAAGGGTACGAACCAACAGAGGAGAACGCTCAACAGGGAACAGTGGATAAATACAAATGGCAAGTGTACGGATTAGGAAAGCCAGCAAGACGTGAGGGAACAGTGTTCACCAACTGGAAAGAGTGTAAAGAAATCCATCTCAATGCTAAGTTCCTCGGATACGGTCTGGACTTCGGATACACAAACGACCCATCGGCTTGTGTTGCTATGTATGAATATGACCATGAAATCTATTTGGATGAGATATTCTATGAGACAGGTCTGCTCAACAGTGATATTTGCGATAAGTTTGAAGCTATCGGAGTTACGAATGAGGAGATTGTAGCTGACTCAGCAGAACCAAAGAGTATCGCTGAAATACATAAGAACGGATACAGAGTCAAATCATGTACGAAAGGGAAGGACTCAATCAATTACGGTATCGACTTACTGAAAGACAGACAGGTTTATTTCACCGAGAGAAGCAATAATCTCAAGCAAGAGTTCAGGAACTATATCTGGCTTCAGGATAAGGACGGAAAGAGTCTGAACAAACCAATCGACAAAGACAATCATCTCATGGATGCCACGAGATATATTGCAATGGAGAAACTACGGAGTAAGAAAGAAACAGCAAGCGTGAGCCAAAGAGCTGATAAAATAGCAATGATGAAGAAACAACTTCAAGCACGAGGTGTAAAGGTGTAACGATTGACATTTGGCTTGAAATCTGCTATGCTCCTTGTGATGAAGAAAATGGAACCGCTTACGAATGAAATGCTTGCTGATTGTGGTAGGGATGAATTTGAAACACCATTGACACTTGCTATCAGTACCCTCAACCAACTCATCGAACTGTCTAGCAAGTTAATCGACAAAGTCGAAAAACTTGAGAGCAACCAGAATGAATTGATACAAGACAATGGAGACAGGGCAGAGAACCTACAACGACTCACAGAGGATATTCATAATCTTCAAAACCCAGATGAATAAAACTGATACCGATTTACGAGAGGAGTTTGAAAATGTATATTTCAATCATTGTCACCACAATGGAGCAGAAGGAAGGATAGATATGTGGGACTGGATACAAGCCAATTATGTAAGCAAATCCGAAGCAATTTCGCGTAAAGACGCGGTGAGCAAGAGTGAGGTTTCAAGAAAAATAAACGAATTAAGCGTGGATAGAGATGGTTGGGTAAAAGAACATATTGAAGACTTGGAAATCCTCCTAACCGAAGTAGATAAACCCAATAAATCATGAAAGAAGGATTTAAAAACTACATCGACATACGAATAAGTGACCTTCGTACAAAGAAGGAATCCAGAGATATGATTAAGAATTGGGAAGAAACAGTAGAGTACATTAAAGCAGAGATAGAGAAGATTATCGGAGACTTGTCAGGAAGGTAAACAAAAATATACATTTTTTGTTCAATGGTGTATAATGGTGGCAATGAAAAATGTTATAGAACAGCCCATTGAGGTTAATGATTTGCAGTCTGACCTAGACGATGCAACAGTACAGAGTTTCATTCAGCTTCAAGAGAAGTGGTCGAACTCGTCAATCCGTACAGATAAGATGACGGAAATCGAGGAGGACAAAGAAATACTTGAAGAACTAAACGAGACATTAAACACAGACGAAAGACCGCAAATGAAACCGAGTCTGTATTTTAAGCTGATGCGTATTTACGATATTCAAGCATCTGAGCTACCAAAGACGTATGCCAGAAAGAAAGGAATATCAGACGTAGAGCTTTCACTGGTGAATTCATTGAAAGACCATATCTACGATGAAGCTGGAGCAGAAGATGTTTATGTGGATGTGATTCAGAGATTCAAAGCAGAAGGTACAGCCGTTGTTCAAATTGGATTTGATGATGAAGGGAACTATATCCCAATCGAAACGTGTGAACTCGGAGAGATTTACATTGACCCGAAAGTAGACAGCATTGCAACTCATGTAGGAATGAAAGGACGAGTAGCACGAACTGTAATCAGAGCCGCTAAAATGAAATACGGAGAGTTCCTACAATACTTTCCAGACATGGAAGGGAAGGTTTCATCAGGAACACCAGGAACAGAAGAAGTGTTTGCGGTTGAAGACAAAGACATGACAGGAAACAGACTGATGGATGATAAGGATGAGCTTACTGTTTTGTATTGTTACTCAGTAGAGAAAGGAGAACCAACAATGGCAATCTTCGCTGGGAGCACTGGAGCATTATGTGAACCAGTGAGAAAAGGGAAAGATTATCCGTTCTGGAGAAAACGAAGGGGACGAGATGTAGCATTTCTACCGTTTGTTGATTTCCATTACTCACGAATGAAAAGAGGATTCTACTCAATGAGTATGATTGGAATGATGAAAGACATTGCAGAGAGTTTCCGAAAGATGCTCAATTCTGCGTTGCCTGTATTCGCTAAGATAGTGAATCCGTTATTGTTCTTGTTCGGAGCAACTGATGACCAGACCATTGAAGAAATGCAACTGGCATACGAACAACAGAAACTCGGAATGAACCCAATGATTGCATCTGAAGAAGGTGTAAGTATGCAAGCCGTTTCACCGAACTCAAACATATTCACTGAGTTCATCAACGCAAAACAGATAGTGTTTGCTGAAGCATCAGACCGATTCGATATTGATTTCCAACGACTGAGTGGAGAAGCTGTTAAAGCAACAGTGTTCGTAGGAAAAACAAAGACTGAGTTACAAGCAATCGCTGGACTGTACACAATCAATAAAGTTAAATTCGACCTATTGGCTGAATACACAATGGCTCTTGCTTCAAAACACTGGAGCTTGAAAGACCCACGAATAATCAACATTGCTATTACTGAGGATGACTATGTACCTCTTTCCATTGGGAGAGCTTTACAGGTCTTTAAAGAATTTGAAGGATACTTTGATACAGATACAGATTTACGGATGCCTACGAGCACTGTAGATAAAGCAAACGCAATGACGGAGATGGAACAACTTGTGTACTCAACATTCTACGGAAGACCGTTCACATCGGCAGAAGAAATCAGTGTAGAGATTCAGGCACTTGCTTACCGAGCCAGATTACGAGATATTGATGATGTTTACACAGTGGCTGCACTCGAAAAGAAAGCCAATCTTGTGTTGCAAGGGAGACAGCAACCTCCACAGCAAGGAACATCACCAGATGGTTCACTTACGGCAACGAATCCAGCTAACGAGGACGTGGCTCAAGAACTTAGTCCAAATACTGCATTGGCTGAAGCAGCAGCAGGAGCTTGACAAACGGCTTGAAATACGCTAGTATCAAGGCATGGATATTACACCTGCTGATATTGAGAAGTACGAAGCCGACAAGAAAGAGCTTCTCGATGAAGATAGTGAGAAACGCAAGAAACCAATGCGTGACTTCTTTAATAAACTGAACAAATGAGTGATATGAAACGAGTTGGTATTATTGATTTACTTGTAGATGTAACGAAATACGCTCCTTCAAGGTCTGAAGCACGAAGACTTGTAGAACAGGGCGGTGTTACTTACGATGGAGAAGTAATTAAAGATGCTAGGGCAGTCGTTGATGTAAAAGGAGGAGAAGTATTGAAAGTAGGGAAACGTAAATTTGCAAGAATCAAATGAGAAACTTTCTAATCGACATCGGAGCACGAATAAAATTGTTGTTCAACAAATCCAAATTAGAGAAGGATAATATAACAGACGAAATGACGTATGTTATGTTCAAGAAGATATTGAAGCAGAACAATACAGCCGACTCAATCAAAGAGTATATCCGAACAACAGACTTCAACGACAACACGAGGATGATGGCATCACGAGAGAGCTTCTATGATATTTGTAGAATAGTACGAGTAATGAACTGTCACGAGGACAAGAAGTATGAAGACTTCTTTGTAGACCTCAAGAAATTCCTATCGGCAATGGAAGCCCACATGAAGTTAAAGTAAAATTTGTGTTCAGTCAGATATTGTGATAAAATGTATTCGTATCTATTTATTTGGATACTCGCTCTTAACAACACATTATGTCTGAAACAACAGAACATACCGAAGAAGTGGTTGTAGAACCACAAACCGTTGAAGCTCTGGATGATGTAGAGGTTATCGAACCCGATAACGAACCATCCGAAGTTGAAGACCAGCTCGACATTGATGAGCTTATTTCTAAACCTAAGTCACAACTCAAGACAAAAGAGGAACGGCAAGGTTTGTCTCGTAAAGAAATCGCCACTCTCAAACATGAGAATGACGAAGAAGACGAACAACCAGACCCTATACTTGAGAGAATGGCACAACTGGAAGGTGAAATCTCAGAACTCAAAGCGAATAGTGGAGAAGTCCACGAACTTGCCAAGACTACTAAGAACAACCAATCAGAATCGTTCATTCGGAACGAATTGGATAAGAAAGGAGTGTCTAATGCCGATTTTAATAAGCAGTATAAGTCTGCGTTCTTGAAAGAACGTGACGAACTTGTTGCAGAGGGTATGGCAATGGATAAAGCCGTACAACGAGCAATGAAGTACACGCTTAGCGAAATCAAGGCAGACAAAGCCGTTGATGAAACTCGTGCTGAAGGAAGAAGGGGGGCAAAAATGCCAGCCGCTTCCACATCGAGTCCTACCGCAACTTCTATTAAGAGGTCTGTACTGGAAAATATGCCAGTAAATACCCCAGACCAGAAAGGCAAATATAATGCTATTATGGATAAAATAGAAAGTGGTGAGATGAAAATGATATAGTTGGACGAGCGTTTTAAACGCTTATACTAAATTATGGCTAATACAATCATAACCGTTGCAATGTTGCAACGAGAGGTCATCCGAAAGATTGACCGATATGCGATTATCGCACCAACAGCGAATCGTGAGTATGAACGAACAGGTCTTGATGGACTCCTTTCACAGGGGGACACAGTGACGGTTCAAACATTCCCACGAATCACAGGAACTCTAGGAGGAACTTTGGGAGATGACATTTCAGAAACTAATTTTGCGATTACTTCTGAGAACTTTCAAATCTTGGACAGTTACCAACTTAACGTACCTATCAAGGACATTGAGAAAATCCGTTCAAACCTTCCACTAGAAACTCATGTTGCGGAGCAAATCGCATACGATGTCGCACAAATGTACGACAAAAAAGTCGCTCAAATCGTTGTAACAAATGCAAATTCAAGCAACGTATTGAACGCATCTACTAACTACACTCCAGACGGTTCTACTGTTTACGGTAAACTTACTGAAATGAGTGAATTGGCAGATATTCAAGACCTTACTGATGTAGACTTGGACTTGTTTGTAACTCCTAAAATGTGGAGATACATCAAAGAATCAGGAGTTTACGATACAGTAGATGCAGGATTCAAAATTCGACAGTCGAATGGAGCTGCTGCAACACGAGGTTATCGAGGAAAGATGGACAGATACAATATCTTCGTAACTAATAACTGTCCTTACCGACAGAAAGTTACATTTGCTTCTGCACCTTCAAACACTGAAGCAATGACTATCACTGATGGTACAGATACTGTAACGGTTCAATTCGTTACATCTATTGGTACTGCTGCTGGTAATATCTTAATTGGTAACGCTGCTGTTTGTTACACGAATCTTCAAACTCTTTTGAATACTCCTGGAACAACTACAGCAAACGGAGTTGCCCTAGCTGCTGCTGATATTTCATTACTCAAGAAATGGAGATTGCATCTTGGAGATGCTACTTCAACTGTTTCTTACGAAACTTCAGCTGTTCCTTTGGTTTTTGCAGATACTATTGTTACAAATACCGATTGGGTATCTGGAACAGAGTACCGAGTAGTGTTCGCACTACAGCCGCAGAAATCAGTTCACTTTGTCGCTCAAATGACAAAGATGAAAACTACTGATGCGGAGGCTGCTTTCAAAATGAATATTCTTACAGAACACGCATTTGACGGTAAAGTCTTCGATGAAAACGCTAAACGTATCTTCACAATGGGTGTTGATAAATAAAGTTTTTACCTTGCTCCTTCGGGGGTAGGGTTAAGATTTTAAAACATGGCTTTCAATAACACAGAGTTTCTCGAATTCAAAGAAATACCAGGATATTCTGGTAGATATGCAATAAATACATACGGCTCTGTTTTGTCTCTCCCGAAAGAAGGGGGAACTAGGTTCGGAAGTATTTTCATTCCACAAGAAAACTTAGATGGATACCATCGAGTGTGCCTGCTTGGAAAAACAGTGTCTGTACACAGACTTGTTGCTAAAACATTCATCGTTAGAGAAAGGGGAAAGGATTGTATAAACCACAAAGATGGGAACAAGCAGAATAATCATGTTTCTAATCTTGAGTGGTGTACTCCAAAAGAAAACGCACAACACGCTGTACGAATTGGATTGTTTAATACACAACGAAGAAATAAGGCGAACACAATGAACGCTATAAATAGAAAAAAGTTTAGCGACATACAGGCGAATAAAATACGAGAAATAAAAAAAGAAACAGGTTGCTCGATGCGTTCATTGGCAAGATTGTTTAGCTGTAGTAATACAGCGATTAGTAACGTTATTTACAAAAAAGCAAAATATGTTTAACAATACTTCATTGACGGCAGAGGACGTGAAACTGCATTTTATCCGAAGGACGAAAGACCAATCCATTGTGGACAACGATGTGATTGATGCTCTCAACGACTTCTACTCTATTATGAAACGAGCCGAAAGACAGGCAAAGAGAATAAGAAGCCGAGAATATTCAGCAGTAGCGGTTACTTCAGCTGGGTACACTCTTACTGGGCTTACTGATATTGGGAGTGATAACGTCAAGGTTTATAAAGGGACAGCTCTTACGGATGTTTCACCATCTACGCTGTTACCAGAGAGAAACTTTGATGACCAGAAAGCAGGATGGTGTCTCCTCGGAGATGGGAAGCTGTACATCACTCCATTTGGAGGAGCTGAAAGTGTTGTTATCTTCTATGATAAGAAAACACCACGAGTAGCAGTGGGGTCTACATTATCAGACCATGTGTTACTTATTGATATTGATTTAGAACAAACATTAAGACGATATGTACGATATACGTTCTATGAAGGACAGTATCAAGACGGATTGGCTCAAGAGAATGAGCAGAAGTTTTTAGAGGAGATGACACGATATTTCAGTATGGGGTCGAAAGCTCACTTCTTTAATCAAACCTAATGCCAAAGGTAGACTTCAGAACTAACAGAAAATTCAATAAACCAAAGCAACAAAGCGTTGTTACGAGAGACTTTAGCAAACTTCAGAACACAGAATTGGACTCAGATAAGCTCCCTTTTGATGTTTTTCACAGTGTGAAGAACATGGTTCACAAAGGACTTAATGCTGATATTCGGAAAGGGATTAAGAAACTCGGAGAAGTGACTGATATTCTTGGGATTGGATTCCACAAGAAATCAGCAGAAACAGCGTTACTTGGAATGGTGCAGACAACAGCTACTTCAAAATTAGTAAAGATAGATAGGTCTGATGGTTCAACAACAGATATTAAAACAGCAATAGCTGGAACAGGAAAACCAGTATTTACATCATTGAGACAAGCTGCTTATGTTTGCAACGGAATAGCTAACATTGAAGTTGTAGATTCTGCAGGAGCAACGACAACAGCAATCGCATTACCGAGTAGCGGAATAGCACGATTTGTCACAAACGACACAGAACGACTCATTGTGGCTCAAACCGATGGAATATTAAGGGCAAGTGCCATTGTTTCGGGGGATGTAGCCTCTGCTAACTTCACAGTGTCTGGTACAGCGATTGGGAGAGCAGTTTTGATGCTCACGCAGATTGTTGATTTTAAATCGCTTAAATCGAATGGTAAAATCATTTGTGTAGCTGGAGAGAATGAAATCGAGCTTCACAGGACACCAGACTTTGCAACGAATGGAATTACGGTATATCCAGCAGATGTATCGACAGTGATTCGAGCATATCCGAATATTGGAGTTTCGAGCAACGATGCAATTATTCCATACGGAACAGGTTTCTTTGTAAAACCTACGGACGGAGTTCTGTATTTCATATCAGAAGAACTCCAAGACCCACAAGAATTCAGAGATGACTTAGGGGAGATGGAATCTATAAGTTGGCTTCTCGCATCATCTGGAATCGACCTAAACAAGAAAATGCTTTACCTAACAGGTTCAAAAGTAAATGCGTATGACACAACAATAGCGTTCAATATTCAAGAACAGAACTTTTCACATTTTGAGAACATTTGGGGGAAACAATGGGTTTCTGATTCAAGCAATTTGTATTACTTGAACTCTTACAACTACGATATTCAAGATGCTTTTTCTCCGTTGTACTTAACAGACAATGGGGCAGATATAAATTGGGGACTTCAAACAGCTTCGGTGTACGGAGACTTGAAGCACTACTGGAAAGCAACAGACTTCTTCATGAATATTGCCACTGGCTCAGATACTTTGGTGAAAGCAACTCTTGTGGCAGATGGAAAAATAGGTGGTGATAAAACTCCTGTTTGGACACAAGACTTTGATATAGACGATAATTCTTCTGCGTTTACGAAAGGAATCTCTGGATTTGGTGGAGGTACTTTCAGCGGTGTAGAAGCTGGAATTAGTATGCTTCATAATCAAAGTGATATTTACACTGAATACTACAACTACAACACGAAAGTTCTTAAAACCTTTAAACGAGCGAGATTAACTCTTTCTGGCTCAGCAAATAACACCTTCAGTATACGAGGTGTTGGACTCGATATTGAACCCACTTCTCGTGTAGCGAGGGGGATTACAATGACTTCTTAATCTGTTACAATACACACAATGACACTCTCATTAGCAAACTCGCCTTCGGATGTCTACCTCAACCACGTTGGAGAGATAGACAATACTACAGTAACTCCAACTATTCGGCTCAAGCCAGTTAGTGCATTGAAACGACAGGTCGATAACGACCCAACAAACGATGTACTCTTAACTGAAATTGTTGCCACGATTAGTGCTGATGAAGTTTCGACAGATGGAACACTGAATAGTGAAAGGTTTTATCTCACAGGTGGAACTGAAACAACTTATGCTGGAGAAGCAATAGTAGAATACACGACAGTCGTTCGTGGTATTTTCAATACTAACAAAACAAATCCTCCAGTAGCAGGAAGTGGAGGAGATAGAAATTATAAAACTCATGCAACAGGAGCACGATGTGTTCTTGATGGGGGATTTCTTGCAAGACGTTTAGAAGAAGACTTTGAAGCAACGGTGAATGATAAAGTTCTACAAGCTACTTGTTTCGATTACACAACAGATGTGACAGTGGGAGATGGAAGAAACTACTTTGTTATTCCAGATAAACTTGATGGCACAAGTTTAAATCGTGTTCATGCACGAGTTATTACAGCTGGAACGACAGGAACAACAGATATTCAAATCAGAAATGTAACAGATACAGCAGATATGCTTTCCACGAAACTCACGATTGATAGCACTGAGACAGGAAGTGATACGGCTGCAACTCCAGCAGTTATTGATAACACTGCGGCTGCAGTAGCAACCAACGACTTACTCGCAATAGATATTGATGCAACAGCATCAACAAAAGCAAAAGGACTTATAGTAACCTTAGAATTTAGAGGATAATATGGCAGGATTTACCACTGGTGTCATCGACTTATCAGCAGACAACACGTTTGACAGCGTTATTATGGGTAATGGTGATACAATGACATTCTCGAACGCTGGTACAGGTGGAGGAGTAGAAGCTCCGATTGTTGTAACGGGAGACTTTACAGTTGCAGGAACAGCGATTATTACATTAAGAAATAACACGAATCTAACAGTTGGAGAAGTTTCTGTTGTAGGAATCACAAGAGACTTAAATGCAGTAGCTTTATCAACTGGTACAGCAGGTGGAGGCGGTGCTCATGGTGGGGGTTCTAATGTTCATGGTGGATATGGAGGTGGCGGAAGTGCAACAACTGATGGTGGAGCAGGTTCTGGTTATTATGGGTGTTGGTCTGGCACAAGTGCTAGTACAGCTGGTGGAACATATCCAAACGGAGCAGGAGATGGTGGTGGTTCTGGAACAGCGGTTTGTAGCGGTTATGGGTATCCATGTGGAGCAGGAGGTGGAGGTGGAAGTGCGGGAGCACCAGGAACTTCAACAGAAAGTGTTTCATTTTATGTACAAGGAAACGTATCTATTACAGGAGGAACTATTACAGGGGCTGGAGTAAACGGAGTATCCGCAGGTGGAAGTGGTGGTAGCGGTGGCTCAGGAGGAGGAACATACGGAGGAAGTGCAGGGGGTGGAGGTGGAGGTGGAGCTGGTGGTTCTGGAGGGAATGGTGGGAATTTATATCTTTTCCATCTCGGAACTGCTGCAGAAGCATTTGATACAACAACATTAGACGGAGGAACTGGAGCAGCGGGTGGTGGTGCTGGAGGAGCGGGAGGTGGTTCTGCCCCTGGTTCACCTGGAATTGCTGGAGGAGCAGGAACAACGGGAACAACAGGAATTGTTGAACTTATCGAGGTAGATACGACTCCAGAAATGACAACAACGTCAGTCACAAACATTTTTTCACTCCAAGCTACGGCAGCTGGGACGATAGTAAATAATGGTGGAAACGCTATAACTGAAAGAGGATTTGTTACTGGTGCAAGTTTAAACCCAGATATTACAGACACAAAACATATAGTAGCTGGTGTAACCACACCGTATACAACGACATTATCAAGTTTAACAGCAGACACTACATATCACTGTAGAGCATACGCAACGAACTCAGAAGGGACTGCTTACGGAGCAGATATAGAATTCAAAACAATTACGGCATTCGTGCCAAGACAAATAGTTAGCATATAATTTATTAACATGGCAAAAACAGCTGCACAGATTCGGGAGGAAATTAAGCGAAAGAACGAGCTTCGCGCTGGAACTTTTGCGAACAAAACACTTGTTCAGAATCCCAATGCGAAATCCGCACAAACGACCACTAAGGTAACTCCTGTTAAATCAACAACATTGAAAGATGGAGTGTCGAGTTTCCGACAACCTGAAACGTCACAACAGAGGTCTAAGCGACTTGCCGCCAATGCACCTGTTCCTACGAGCGGTGGGAATCAACAGCAGAAGGAGACATTTGAAAGTCTTATTAGTAGACAAATAGGAAAAGAAACTCAGCAATTCAAGAAAGCATCTGAAACGGGGGCAGACACTTCTGCTATGACTCATACAAAACAGTTTGCAATAAATGGACAACTATATGCAGTAAACCAAGAAACAGGAAAAATGGAGGTTGTTGGAGACTTTAAAGACCAGACAAAAAGGGGAGAAGATGGTAAACCAACCCCTATTATTAGTGGTGAGATTATCGGTATTAGAAGTGATGGAACACAATATAGAATTGGAGAAGTACAAGATGCAAGGGCTGGAATCATGGGAAATGTGGTTACTGGGGCAAATGCTGGTGGTGTAATGTCACGAGCACAAGCAACAGAACAACTAAGAATATCGGCAGAAACAGGACTACCTTTGGATGGAGCAAAGACAGGAATCGAGAAGCTACAAGATTTAGCGAAAGCTGGACTCCATTCGTTTGGAAGTCAGGGAGCAAATACTCGTGCATCACAACTGGGACTATCGACACCAGGAGCAGCTGGATTAGGAGGTGTAGATTTCGCAGCAGAGATGCTTGATTTAAACCCGAATCGACCACAACAAGGAGAAAACGAAGACCCAGATAAATACAAGATTCGAGTTCTTAACTGGTCTTTGGATAATATTACTGAAGCATTTAATGTATCAAATTCACAAGTACAAACAGATAAACTGGCGAATCTTCTTAAAGGAGACTTCAGAGAAACAAAATCAATACCAACATTGCGACAGTTGGCTGCTGATTTGGCTGATAATCCAGCGTTCAATGCAGCGAATGGGTTTTTGGATAACATGAGAGAGGGTGCTATTGAGGCATCTGTAAAGAGTCGTATGGAACGAGTACAAGGAGCAAACGAAGCAACACGAGAAGCTATCAGAGAAGCGATTACAGCCGAAGAAACCAAAAGGATTGATAATAAAATTTCACACGCTAAATCTCAACTACAGCAAGCCAACACAAAGGCAGCTAAGGCAGCAGCACAGGCTCAAATTGATGCTATAGGTCTACAGGTACAAAAAACACCAGAAGAACGTGCAGCTGAGCAGAAAGAGAGCATGATACAATCTGAAACAGCTAAAATCATGGCTTTAGACCCTACAATGGGAATCTACCAAGCACGAGATAAAGCAACGAGAAATATAAACGCTATGAATACAGCGGTTGGAGAAGATAAAGAAATTACAGAAGATTTGAATAATCTGTTTGATGACCCTACTTATAAAGCAACACATAAAGACGATGTAGTAGAAGTTGCTTTTGGAAAATTCAAAGATATGAAGAAAGCAAAAGATTACGCACAAAATGTACAGAATGTTCCACTTTCAGAAATCAATCGACAAGTTACAGAGTTACAATCTGCAGGAGGATGGAACACTGACTCTATTGAAGCTGATGCGTTCAGGACTCGAAAAGACAAGATTGTTGCTGGTGAGGGTGATAAGAGTGCAATTTCTTTGGCACAACTCTTTAAAGATTATGCTGCATTTGATAAAACTGGTGGGCTTTCATTGCATCTCGCTTACGGAGTTCTTGGCTCAGATAATACAAACGAAGCCGAAAAGAAATACGCTAATGATATGATTCCTTTGATAACTGCACAACAGGCAGAAGCTCGTGGTGATATTGAAGAAAGAATCAGTCGTGGTGATAAGACGGTAACGAAAGAAGAAAGACAAGCGTTCTTCAAAGCACAATCAGATATTCAGAGAGCCAAAGACTTATCTGGATTCATTACTGGTGGTATTATTGAACCAGATGAAGAATTCGTTGGAGTTTCTGACGGAGACTTAACGGAGAGTCAAAGACTGTCACCAACCGAACAACAAAAGAAATCAATTCTTGCTCGTATTCGAGTGGGACTTGTTGAACGAAAAGACGTTAAAGCACAGGAACAACTATCAATTATTCAAGGATGGAATGATGAATGGAGTGCTGCTACTGCTGAAGGAAAACCAATATCAGCAACGGTAGCTAAGAGATTCGGAGTTGCTGAAGGAGTAACGAAAGGACGATTTAATAAGATGGTTGAAACCAACGAAGAAGACGGACTTGGAAACGAGAGGTTTCAAGGTTCTGAACAGGAAGAATATGTATCACTTCAAAACTTTCTAAACACAGAAATAGATATTAGAACGATGCAATACATAAAGATGGGACACGATGCTTTCAAGGAGGAGCTTGATGTTACTGGTATATCAGCAGAAGAACAGGCACGAATAATGAATGATGTAGAGCTGGAGGTAGCTTCTGCATTACAAGATGAAGGGGAAACATTTGAAGGACACAAGGCAATAAATACTGGTGGAGGTGTCTCAATCCAACAAGGAGCTGCAGAATTCTTCGGTGTACCGAACAAGATGAAAGAACAGCTTGCTACACTAACTGGTAAATACACTGTTGCCTATATGAAGGCAGCATCAGGAGTTGCCATCTCAGAAAGAGAGGCAGTAAGACTCCAGAAACTTATTCCTAATATACGACAAGCAGATGCAGGATTTGTCGCTGGAGCGAGGGATGCACTTAAAGAAGTAAACAGAACATCTGATGTTGCAGCAGGTTTATATGGACTAGATGATAGAGCAGCACTTCAATTTGCAGTTAATAACATTGGAGATAAGATAACACGATGGGAAGAAATCGCACCAAATGTTGAACAACAATTTAGTACACCAAGCAGGGTCGGGGTAGAACCGAGAGTAGGAGATTCTTTTGAGCCAGAGCCAATCGTACAATATCCACAAGACTTCTTGGATGCGATTTCCGAACAAGGAGCTGTACAAGACAATTTTGGAAACTTCATAACACCAGACGGCAGACTTTTAGATGTAGACGCTTTATTAAAACAATTTAACATTAGATAATGGCAGATTTTAAATTCGACTTCGATGCAGCAACACTTGACACTCCAATAAACAAACCAGCGTTTGAGTTTGATTTTGAAGCAGCAATAAAAGATTCTGGTATATCACAAGAACAAACACCAGAACAGAAAGCTATAAATCAAGGATTTGAACCATCAAGAGGATTAAACGGATTTATCCCTGCAGCAAGAGAGCGTTTTGAAAGAAAACAGCAAAATCTTTCGAGTGAGTTTGATAGATTGGCAACAGACGTAGCGGAAGATGGAGAATTCACTACTGGTGAAAAACTCAAAGCTGGAGGAGTCGCTACACTTGCTACTATTGGTAGTGCAGCTTCTTTTGCGGTAGAAACTGCATTAGATGGGATTGTTCGTACTATCAGTACTCTTGTTCCGAACCCATGGGAAGAAAGAAAGATAGCTCAATTTAAAAAGAAAGGGGCAGAGATAATGAAATCAGATATTGGGAAGGAAGCACTACTAACTCTTTCTTCAGGACTTGAAGAATGGGACAAATTCAAAGAAAAGAACCCAAATACTGCATCAGTAGTAGAGTCTGCTCTTAAAATTGCCGAAATAATCCCAGCCGTAAAAGGGTCGAAGATTGCAAAAGAAGGGATTGAAGAAGGGGTAATTCTTGCCGAGAGAGGACTTGTAAAAGGTGGTCAATTTGCAACAGAAGCAAAGGGAGCTATTGATGTTTTAGGGGACTCGTTTCAAGGAGCTAAACCTGTTCTTGGGGCAGAAGTAGTCCCAGTCATTGCTAGTAAAAGCAAGAAAACAGCGTTAGAAATGCTAAAACCAAGCGGAAAGAAAGCAGAACAAATAGCTTTACGAGAGGGGAGGGTTATAACACCAAAAACAAAACTTCAAAAGTTGTTGTTTGGGGAGAAAATAACACCATCTCAGTTTGAAAACGAAGCAGCTACCTTTATGGCAGAAAACATAAAGAACCTATCAAACAGTAGGGCGAAAGCTATTAGTCAGATAAGTGAAACGATAGATAAGATAGATGGTAATGTTACGGCTCGTGCAAAAACAATAAAAGCACCAAAGAACGCACTCGATGGAGTCGAGGAATCTTTTTTGCAAAAAGCAGATGACATAGCAACTGATTTTAGTAAACAAATAGATGACAGAGGGATTAAGAAATTTGTTCAACAATTTAATGATAATGTTGCAGAACTAAGAAGTACAATATCAAAGAAAGGAGGGAATATCGGAGATTTAAGAGAAGCTAGAATTAAATGGGATAATTCTTTTGATAGGTCTATACGAAAGATAACACCGGACGAAATAATCGGAAAACCAAACTCAACTCAAATAAAATGGAGAATGTGGAAAGATGGAAGAAATGAACTAAACACAAAATTCTTTGAGATTGCAGCAGAGAACGGAGATGACCTAATGAGAAAGAACCTCAAAGACATGAGTCTTGGTATCCGTTCCATTGATGAGATAGCAAACAATGGAAGTGTCGCAAAAGACATATTAAGGGAGCACAAAAGGAAGATAGTTACTGCTGGATTAACAACCCTCGGATTAGGTGGTCTTGGTATACTTAATTAACACCAAGTCCGTAGCAGATTCCAAAAACGACTAGAAATATACATATAAATTCCATGTCTCGAATACTATCACAGATAGTGTCTTTTGTCAATCTATTTGAAGCTCCGATACTCAATTTAATATCATTGTTGCTCCTATTACAAACAACACAAATGATACGAGTGCAACCCACGTTACAACCTTTTCATATTTGGTTCTTTTTGGATATGTCTTGTGCCAAGAAATAACAAAAAAGTGTATCCAGCTATAAACCATTATGAAACCAAGAAGTTCATCTGACATTTTGTGGAAAATAAGAATATTCTTAATATAGCGTGTTTAAGCCAAGAGAGCAAATCCACTGATAAACTATAAAATAAACTTGCAACCCGAAGGCAACAAGTTTATAATGAATTTAGCTTAATAAATTCAAATGAATAATACTCAGTTATCAGAAATAGGCAAGCGATTTGGTCGGTTGGTTGTTTTAGAAGAAACGAATCCAAAATTTTCTCCATCAGGAATAAAGAGAAGGATGTATTCTTGTTTATGCGATTGTGGGAACATAAAAAAAACAAGAAGGCAGAGTTTGATAAGGGGATATACAAAAAGTTGTGGCTGTCTTTCGTCAGAAATGTTAATAGAAAGAAGGACAACACATAATCTTTCTTATAGTGTTGAATACAAAACATGGATGAGCATGAAAGAACGGTGTTTCAACGAAAAAACCACCAGCTATAAGAATTATGGTGGACGAGGAATTGCAATATGCGAACGATGGCTAAGATTTGAAAACTTCTATGAAGATATGGGAGAGCGTCCAGAGAAGCACTCTATTGAAAGAATAGATAATGATGGAGATTATGAACCAGAAAACTGTAGGTGGGCTGTATCAAGAGAACAAAATAATAACAGCAGAAATAATCATTTTCTTTGTCACGATGGACATGAATTAACTATTGCACAATGGGCAAGGAGACTAAGCGTAAACCCACAAGCAATATACTCAAGAATAAGAAAAGGATGGAGTACGGAAAAAACACTCACAAAACCAGTAACTATTTATAAAAGAAGCTCTCATGCACAATAAAAAAGTTGAAAACGTTATTGGCAATAGGTATGGCAGATTCACTGTATTATCTGATGCAGAGCCAAGAAAGCGTTCAAATGGGCAAAACAGACGTGCAGTTCTTTGCCAATGTGATTGTGGTGTAGAAAAAATAGTTGTTTTATGTTCTCTGAAAAACTCTACTACACAAAGTTGTGGATGTTACGGAAGAAAGATTAGTTTAAAAGCATTAAAGAAAAGCAATACGAAACATGGAATGACAGGGACTAGGTTTTATAGGATATGGAAAGCAATGAGAACAAGAAGTACAGACCCGAAAACACCAATAAATGCTAGGTATCTAAAACTTGGTATTCGTTCTTCTGTTGGGTGGGAAGATTTTGTTAATTTTAGAAATGATATGTATGAAAGTTATTTAGAGCACATAGAAGAATTCGGAGAAAACCAAACATCGTTAGACAGAATTGACAATTACGGAAACTACACAAATAAGAATTGTCGTTGGGCTACACTAAGCGAACAACGAAGAAATACTGATTATGATAAGTTTGAAGTATTTGGAAAGGAAAAAAAGAGAATGTCAGAGTGGGCAAAAGAATACAACATAAATCAGAACACAGTTCGGAGTAGACTATATCAGGGAATGAATATTGAAGAAGCTCTAACAATACCAGTAAGACCTACCAGTAGAGCGTATTGACAAATATTAAAAAGGTTTAATGGAAGGAGCGTTCGAACCCACGCTGAACTAACCACTCAAGGGTCTTAGAGTCTGTCTTTTCGTTCAGAAACTCTTTGGTTATCTTCACAATCTCCTCAGTATCCTGAGTTCTCGGAATAGCGTATCTTCGCTTTTTCATTTGTACGCAAATTATACCACACTTTTGTGTACATTTAAAGTGTTCAGCTTCAAAAGAGCTATAATGAGTTTTTAACCCTTTTATATGACGGATTTTATTAACCGTACATCGCATCGTATTAACGATAACAACACTACAGCATCTAGTGGAGCAGGTGCTATCCCTTTATCTGGTAGGATTCACCAGATTACTACTACTTCTGCGGATGCCTTAACATTGGCAGACGGATTTGAAGGACAACGAATTACTCTTGTTCTTGAAACTGACGGAGGAGATGGAACACTCACACCAACAAATCTTGCTGGTGGAACAACTATTGTATTCGATAACGCTGACACAGCAGAGATGTTGTTTACAGGGGGAACATGGTATATGCTCGGAGGAATCGCAGCACTTTCTTAATTTTTAAACCCCTTACAAATGACGGATTTTATTAACCGTACAAGCCACAAAATCAATGCGGCTTCAGACACAACAAAAAATATGACCACTACTGGTGATACAGTAATTGGTGATGCTGCCGAAGACACACTAACAGTGAACGGTATATCTACTTTCGATACTTACGTTAGGGTTCGTAACCGACCAGTTACAACAGACGTTTACGCACTCGAAGTCAAAGGAGACTACGCTGCAGCAACAGGAGTGTATCAAGGAGCATTTCAATGTTCTACAAGAGTTTACCCAACAGGAGATACCTCTGCTGCTTTAGCTAGGGGTGGGTATTTTCAATGTCAGTTACACGCTGATGACACAATGACTGCTGGTGGAATGACAGGACTTTATACACAGGTTCACAATAACGGAACTGGTATAATGAACGGTGCAGCCCTTGTAGTTCAATCACTACATACAGATATTGCCGATGGTGGAACATGGACTGCTGTAGAACGACTTTGTTCACTTCATGTAGACAGTAATCTCGCACAAGCTGTTAGCTCTGGAATCTATAACCTTTTGTTTATTCAAAACAGCGGTTCAACAACAGCAGCAGATGCTATTGCTATTGACGGAAACGACAAGGTTACAGCTCTTATGACACTAACAAATATAGATGGAGCAGCTATGGTAGCTAATGGTGCTGTTCTTGCCGACATCTCTAGTACAGCAAATGCAGGATATATTAAAGTTATTGTAGAAGGAGACACTAAATATATCGCTTTATACGATACAAAGACAAGTTAAGCTATTGACCTTCAACTTAAAAAATGCTACGCTTTCGGGTGTAGTATTTTTTAATTATACAACATGAAGAAATTTGAAATTACAGAGGAAACTCTGGTGGAGGTATTCAATTATTTGACTATGAAACCATTTGGTGAAGTAGAAAAGATAATGGCTAGTCTTCGTACAACGGCTCAAAATGAAATAAAAGAACCAATCAAAGAAGAAAAGAAAAAATAATCTTTTTTGTATTGCAATGGTAAAAGGTGTATAATACGGCTGATTTCGGAAAGTCCACTAATAATGGGGTCGATTTGAATCGAATTATTAACACTTTATCACATGAGTCTTATAACAGGACAAAGAGGGGTATCCCCTCAACGAGGTATGCCTACGGATGACAAAGGAGCATCCACACAGACAGTAGCAGTAACAGG